GCTGCTTCTGCTTCTTTTTCGTAGAAATCGTTTATTTTTCTAAAAGTAAACTGCCTTAACCATACTGGCATGTTATAAATAGTATGGAAATCATAGCCTCCTTTACCGTGAAAGACTATTTCATGTATTTGAGAAAATAAATTTACTTTATATTGCGAAGTCAGGCCAAAGAAAGGTAACTCCCAACGGGATGTCTACCCCCTCCTCCGGGCCATCTTCTGGGTAGAATTTTAAATCCACATCTGGCTGTACACCGGTTAAATGCTTTCTGAATGCTCTTGAATCTCTGGCTAAAAACTGATTATCTATAAAATCTCTTATAAATTTAGTATCGCCATTACCGTCTATAGCAATAATCATATGTTTCAATCTAGTAGAAAGCTCAGGTGAAGCATCTTTAGTAATTTTCTTTATACCTTTTACTTCTTGTTCTACTTTAAGTTCATCCCCGTGAGAGAGAAGCTTATACGTTAGTTCATTTTTTGTTGTAGGAAGAGTAAATTTAAACTCATTTTTACCTTTAGATACAAGTTTTTCATCAAAAGGCTTATTTTCTATTTGAGTTAGGTCTACTTTAATCTGTTCGCCTTGATATGTAAATTCATAATCAGCTCCGTAACCTAAAATTCTTGCTGCTACTAAAATAGCATTTTTATCTCCTACTAATAATTCATTATAATTAATTTTTTTATCAACTATTAATGATTTTAGTAATTTATCAATAACTATTCCTTTCTGAATATAGTTTTGATTAGTTAGAATATCTTCTTCTTTAGCTGTCATATACTTCATCTCTATAGTTCCAGAGGAAAGTATTGAATCTTCAGGGTAAAGAAGCCCTTTCGATGGTAAATCAACGATTTCTGTAGGGAATTTTTGTTCTGTGCTCATAAATTTTATTAGTTATAACTAGTCTTATATAAATATAAGAATAAAAAAAACTTTTACCAACTATAATAAAATAAAAAACCCGGTATAAAACCGGGTCTTAAATATATGTGGCATGTATTAGTAGTTAAGTACGCAATAATCCATATCTACTGTTATGGTTAGTTCTGCTACTTCAGAATTACTCCAATCGAAGTCTCCTTGGGACATTGATGTGATAAATGCTCCTTTAATTACCCATTCAGAAACGATATCTCCTACTGGACCTAGTACGTTTAATGTTAAGTCTTTCTTGTAAAAGTCTGAATAACCAGCTCTACCGGTTACTGATTCGTAAGATAGACGAGCCCAGTCCATTACTTTTTGAGCTCCAGAAGGTGTAATTGGATCGTATAAAGTCATATCCATTGTACCCCATTCTCTTTTTCCACGAATCTTTCTATAAGTGTTTATATGATCGAGTTTAATTGATTCATCCTCGAATGATGGAGCAGAAACTTGTTTAATCATGAAAGATGGTATTGCATCGATATACATGATAAATCTATTCTGTACCTTTGGTTCAAAGGCCTGAAACATTACTTCAGAAGGTGATAATACTGCCATGTTTGTTTTATTTTAATATAAATATCTACTTTTTAAATTAAGCCGTGAATGTTGCTCCAGTAGGCTCGATTGTAAAGTCAAGAACTATAAATTCAACTGTTTTAGCTGGTTGAATAAATATCTGACCGATCAATTGATTTCTGTCGATTACGTCGGCTGTATTGTTTGACTCGTCCATTACAACTCTAAAAGCGTAAAGTCCTTGTCTTTGTACTACTGATTCTAAGAACGGATTAACTTGTGATAAGAAATTGTTTCTAGTATTGATAGTATTTTGCTCAAATACTAATGTTCTTGATACATCGTTTACAAATTTCTTAAGGTCAATTAATAATCGTCTTACATTTACTCTATCAAGTGCTGATTTTTTCTTCTGTAAGGTCTTTTGACCAAATACTGAAATACCAGCTCCTGGGAATGTAGCAATTGGGTTAACATTTGCATTATATAGAGTATCTCTTTGAGTTCTAGTTAATTTTCTTTCTGCTTGAATAACATCTGAAATACCACCTCTAGTTAAACCTGCTGGTGCAAACCATGGTGCTGCTGCATTGTCTGTGAATGCATATACACCTGGAATTACTACTGATGCAGGAATCCATACATTTTTACCTGTAGAAGATTGAGTTTGTAACCAAGGCCAGTAAGTTGCTGTAAATGAACTATTAACTGTACTTGCTGCAGATGTTACATTAGATACTGTAGCTCCGTACTGCTCAAGATCTATTACTGCTATTGCATCTCCTCTAGTCTCTGCTAAAGAGATAATTGAATCTAATTGTGTTTTATGTGTACCGAAGTCATATATAAGACCTGGTGCTGAGATAATATTGAAAGAATACTCATCTTTATTACCTAGAAGTGAAATACTGTCAGTATAATTGCCTCCTTCTAGCCCTTGAGTATCACTATTGGTAATATCACCAAAGTACTTATCTCCAGCTTTTCCATTTTCTCCTGTTGCTCCGTGGAATGAACCAGATTGAGCAACTGGAAGAGAACCTGAGAAAGAAATTCCGGCAGCATCACTACCTACTGTTAGTCCGTCTGTACCAACGTAGTTTAAAGTTTGATTTGCAACTGCTGATACTCTTACAAAGTTAGATTGATTAACGAATTCTCCAGTTGTTTGGATATAAACGTTACCATCTCCATCAGTAGTTTTAGATCTAGTTTGGTTACCAACAACTCTTTCAATATAGTTTCCTGAGTTAGGATCTAAAGATAGGTCGTTGAAAGTTTCTAGTATTACTTTATTTTTAGCGCTATCATCTCCTCTACGAATAGTTAATGTGAAAGTTCCTGTACCGTTCTGTACGTTAGAAATTTCATATCTTAAGTTATCAGCTGATCCTGATACTAAGGAACCATCGCTATTTTGTGATCCAGCATCGGTTGCTCCAGTAGAGTTATTAAATATTGCTCCTTTACCAATAGTTTCTAAAGTAAATGGTTTAGGAGATACTGCTGATGCTGTAATATCAGTACTTGTTGCAACTCCGAAAGATCCAGAAGCTACTCTAGTAACTAATACTGATCCTCCTCCTTGATTAAAGTAAGATTTTACTGCAAGAGATGTTAGGTATTCTTGTTTTGTTGAACCAGATTCGAATGTAACTCCGAATATACGTTGATATTGCCCGTATGAGGTAACCAGTGTTGGATCCTCAACTGGTCCTTTTACGGTAGGACCAAGGATTGCTGCACCAGCTTCTACGGCTGCTGGAGCGATAAAGGAAATATCATTTTCTCTGGTTAATACACCTGGGGAGATTAATGTTTCTGCCATGTTCTGTCAATTAGATTATTTTGTACATTAATAAATATCTTGATATATACGAAACCTGTAAAGGTGAGTGTACGTATTCCTATATAAATAGGTAAAAGAACTGAAGAATTGTTATAAAGGTTTAAAAACACCAGAAACTATATCAACTGTGCCCTTACCGTATTTTTTTTCTAGTTCTTTTGCTACTTCAGATTCTCTAGTTTTTAGTTTAAAGTAGTATTCCTCTGCTCTTTCTTTTCTTCTTTCGAGCTCTAATTCACTTATAGTAATTTTACCAAATTCTTCAGTAACCATTTTACTACTTTTATCTATACTTTTAAGTATTTCGATTTCTTGTTCTAAAAGTTTAATTTCTTTATTCATTATATAACGTTTTTACTAATATATGGTTTAAAAATATTGCTTAACTCAGGAAAAGTTTTTTCAAACTCTTCTTTTCTATTTTCATCTAAAAAATTATTTACTTTAAAAAATTTATTAAATGATTCTATAGGAGCTGAATTTTTATTCATGAATTCAATTGTTGTATATACCTGATCTTTTATTTCTTGTAAATTAATAGATTCAGCATAATTAACCAACTTTTCAGTAATCTTTCCTTTGAAACTATTTGGTATACATTTTACTGAATAGTATAATGGCCAGCTAACTTGATTAAAAAATAACGGCATACCAGGAAAAGTCTTAGTAAAATAATCACTTACTTCTCCTAAATCAAGTATATTAAGGACTGATACTGTTACACATATATCTAATCTAAAGTTTATCTTACCTTTTGTAGCATTATTCCATTTATGCATATTTTTAAGTACTTCTTCCCACTCACCATGATATCTTATGTAATTAAACTTATCTTCAATACCGTCTATACTAAAGCTTATTGTAGTATGTCTAAATTCGTTTAATATTTTAACATATTCTTCGCTAAAAATAGAACCGTTAGTATTAAAATGTAATCTTATTTTCTTACTATATCCTAATCTTATTAGTTCTTGTAGAAACTCCCATTGCTTTTTAACTAAGAATGGTTCTCCGCCGTACATATCTATAGTTTCTAAAGTAGGAGCGACTTCATATACTGATTCCCAAAATAAGCTATCATCTTCATAGCTTTTGTACATTTTTTTTACGTATGAGTTATATTCTTTATCAGTTTTATCGTCAAACCTAAGTTTCCTGTCTTCTTTATACCATTTTATACTTGCTTCTACTCCACACATACGACAAGCAAAGTTACATGTATTACCTAAATTAAGTTCTAAAAATCTTACAGTATCTAAAAGCTTTTTATCCCCAAAGTTTCTAGTATCTCTTATTCTTTTGCTTTCTATACCTGCATCTTCTTCTTTCCAGCATCGAGTACATTCAACCGGCCTTTCTCCTTTGCTAAATTGTTTCCTTAAATCAGATAAAGTTTTATTTTTAAATACATCTGGTAATGCTGTAGAGTTTACGTTTAATTTTTTACCTTGTTCATCTTTATAGTCAATATTAGGATCAAAATAACAGCATGGTTGAGTAGAACCATAATTAGTTACCCTTAAACCGCTTTCAATATGTACACATCTTAAGCTCATATTAGTTCTCCTTTTAGAGCATTAAACAATTCAGGGAAATGATCATTCATTTTTTCCTTTCTCAATTGATCTACAGCATTTGTTACTTTAAAAAATTTAGATATTTCATTGTTGTATGGAGAATTGTAATATCTACCGTAAAAGTCATGATAAAGTTCATTACTTAATTTATCTTTTATACTGTCTATTTTTTGCTGTCTTATTTTTTGCGGTATAACTGTAGCATTTTGATAAGCAGGAGCATGTACGTGATTAGGTATAATTCTTGGTATTAAACCAGTTCCATCTAATTTGTATAATCCTTCTTTTACTAAGTACTGAGATAGTTCTTCACAGTATAGAAAGTTATAAGCACTAATCGTTTGAGTTATAGTATAATTAAAATTAAATCTTTCAATAAACTTTTTAATATTATCGATAGTTAACTTAAAATTACTAAGTTTTCTAATATATGCGTTTCTTTCCCATATATCGTCTAAACTAAAACTAATATAAACGTTATGAAAATTCTCTAATTTTTCTAATACTGGTATAAGTTTTTCAAAGTTATAATTACCGTTAGTAATATAAAAAATATCTATACCTTTAGCTAGATCATCTTCTACTAATCTCTCTAATAAGTAAAAATGCTTATGAACTAAGAAAGGTTCACCACCGCTTATATGTAATTGTCGTATATTAGGACTATTAGATATTAACTTATCGTAAAATTGTTGATCTTCTACCCAATCGTAGTTTGACCACTTACTATTTTTTACTTTATCAAAGTTACTAGGTAAAGGTACTTTATCTTTAAGTTTATAATAATCATCTATCCATGAAGTAGAAGACTCTGCATTACAGGAACGGCATTTTAAGTTACAATAGTTACCTAATCTTAACTCTATATTAGATAAGTCTACATCGATACTACCGTCTGGGTTAGTTATTTCATCAAAGTCAATATCAAATACCGAATCTCTAACTCTTTTAGATCTACCTCCTGATTCTTCTACATCCCAGCAAGTCTTACAAGCTAAAGGTTTTTTACCTTCAAGCATTTC